TCGAACACCCCGCCGCCGGATTTCTTATAACACACCGGCCCGAGGGACCTGGCTATGGAGTGGGGATTGCTTAAAATTCGGTTGCACCTCATGCACCTGTCTGATGTTGCTTGAGCCTGTTCCATGGTCATTCTCCTTTCCTGGATTGAAGTCCAGGAGAACCCGCAGGGCCTTGACCATTCTGGCCATGTCAGGATCATATTCAGCTCGATATTCAAAATCTTTTGGTTGTCTGGCCACTCTGCGGGCCTCCTTTCATTTCCCCTCTTGTGCCAGCCTGTTAGGCGTGATACAATAGGGGTAGGATAATTTCGGATGGGCGCTTACAGGGCGCTCTTTCTTTTTGGCCGGGGCTTGGTATAGCCTCGGCTTTCTAATTTCTGACGATGTTCCTGATAAACCGCCAGAATGCTGAAGCCATATTCCTCGCACATAACCGCCAGGTAGTGGTCGATGGCTACCCTGGCGTCGAGGGCCTGGATCATGCTGTCGTGAACAGCCTGGCGGTGAGCCTCGTCGGCCCGGCTCGGGGCGTTCACCACGTCGGCCGCCGACACAACCTTAATGGCTTCCTGTAGCTCCTCGCAGGTCTTGGCCCAGACACTCGTCCGATGCAGGTCCACTCCGTCGCCGTCTAACCAAGGTGAGGCATAAACTCCGCCTGTGACATCGGCTGCTGCTTCCATGTAAAGCCTGGGATAATCCAGTTTTGTGGCTAGCCGCTCCAGCACGTCCGGCCCGACTGCCCGCCTCCCACACTCAATGGCCGAAACCATTTTCCCGCTGATGTAACCAGCCTGGCCGGTAGCTTCCTGCGTCAAGCCTCGTCGCTCCCTGGCTTCCCGTAGAGCCTGCCCGATTGACATCCCTATCACCTCCTCCCAGTAGAGTTAGGGCATTTCGAGCTGTCCCATTTGTAGAGCCGGCCGGCTATTTATCACCCTCTTTCTCTGGTAGCATTGATGGTGAAGGGTGACTGCACGCTAATCCTGCGGACACCAGATATCGAATAGCCGCCGCCAAAGTAGTGGCATCGACCTGGTTTTCAATCCCGACATAGTCCATGACGTCGTAGGCGCTGCAGTCTGCAGGCACGTGACCGCACCTGTTATGATTGGGGATTGACACCAGATAACCGGCATTGGTCTCGGTTAGGTAGAGGTCAAATCTTGTATAACGACCGGAGACCTCGAAATACTCGCCGGCGCAAACCTTAATTTTCACCGGCCAATTGTCCCGCTTCGAACCTGCCATGATGGTGGCCAATTCCCTAACAAGGGAGGCTTTCCGGATGTGGGCAAGGGCTTCTGCGCGGGCGGTAGCCATTGCGTCTTGGGATAACATAGGGATCACCTCCTTTAATGAGTTATTGGTTTACGGCCTCGGTGGTGGCCGCCTCTTGATTATTGGTACCGGGAATTGCCCACTGTTTAATAAACTCGATAGCTTCGTCGATGCGCTCTTTGGGAACATCAAAATATGATCTGACTCCAAAACGCCGTTTAATATCGTTGGCGATCCAAATGTGATAGCGTCTGTGAAGAACAGGGTCTTGTACCGCTTCCAGTTTGCATTCAATAGCCAGCTTGATATCGTTGATAGTTGCCGCACGTTTTTCGAGTTGACTGAGTTTAAAGGCCTCTTTCGGTAAGAGAAATGCTTCAATTGGATATCCTAATATGTTCGCTATTCGTTTCATGGTGCTATTTTTGGTTAAGCCCGTTTTTAGTAGCCGAGTTATAGTCTGGCGAGTAATGCCTGCTCGCGCAGCAAGCTCGCCTTTGTTTAACCCATGTTGCATCATGGCAACTAAAATCATTTCAGTGTCCCATCGTGGAGCGCTATTTTCGTCAGCGTGAATTTGCATATGGCATTTGTGGCAAACTGGAATTAGATTATCTGGTGCGTGATTATTTTTAGATCCGTCTTTGTGGTGAACTTCTGTGGCAGTCCCGCCGCAGTATTGGCATGTAAAGCGGCTATTTTCTAGTACTTTGATACGGTTCTTTTTCATTGCGTAGTGGTTCTCGTATTCAAACACCTTGTCGTGCACAGATATACCTCCAATCATTCGGTTCCAGTGGCATCAAAGGCATCCGAATTTTTATTTTGTTCTTGGCGTTCCGCAAAGTTACTGGGTAAAAAAATATCATTCGGCGTTTTTTTCAGAATAGCTGCAATGTCTAATGCTAATTGCAAAGACATCCGTCTCTTGTTGTTTTCAAGCTGGCAATAGTAACTTTCTGAAACACCAAGTTTTTCAGCAATTTGCTTTTGGGTTAAACCAGCTTCTTCGCGGAATTGTTTTAGCTTATTCATGCCATCACCTCCATTAACTTTGCTGTTCGCCAAGTTCTAATTCGATTATAAACTCGACTTTGCACTTTGTCAAGATAAAATTTCGTTTTTGCAAAGTTTGTTCTTGCCATCTGTAAACTTTGCTATTTGCAAGGTATAATATTAATAGGTGGTGATAACCATGAACTTTGGTAAAAGGTTACGACAACTTAGAAAAGAAAAGGGGTTAACCCAAGCCGAACTAGCGAAGTTGTTATCAATAGGGGAATCGACCGTTTCATTTTACGAATCAGGTAAGCGGCAGCCCGATTATGAAACGTTAATTCGTTTAGCCGAAGTCTTTAATGTTTCTGTTGACTATCTTCTTGGGCGCACTACATTAGACGGCACCAAGAGAATAGACGGAAGTTATAAGCTCGACAAGGAAAAATCTAATAATGGTATAGAGACCATAGCCGCCCACAGATCAGATGACCCAATGTCTGAACTGCCCGAGGAAGCCAGGAAGTCCCTCGAAGAATTCAAGGAATTCATATTAAGGAAGTACGGTAAAGGAAGGGAATAGCCATGCCGTTCTCGCTACTGAAAATGGCGGACGAGCATGGAATCGTCGTTGAGTATTGGGACTTTCGGCCGCCTTTGGAGGCGGTTTATTGGTCTTTCCCAGGATTGCCTCCGGTTATTGGGCTGGCAAGGTCTCTTTTTGAGAGCAGAGCACATTTCCGCTGCGTGTTGGCTGAGGAACTAGGGCACCATTTCACCAGTACGGGCAACTCCATTCCCCTAACGTTGTTCCACTACAGGGACCGTCTCGAGATAAGCAGAGTAGAATACCGCGCTATGCGCTGGGCGGCCTTGCACTTGATGCCCCTGGACAAGCTCCGTCTTGCCTTTAGAAAGGGTATTTATGAGCGTTGGGAGCTGGCAGAGCATTTCGATGTGACGGAGGATATGGTGGACTTCCGCATGGCCCTGCCGGATATCCGGGATAAACTACAGGCGATGGTTATGTGACATGGACGGGCAAAATTCTCTAATCCTGGATGGCGACTTTGAACGAAAGTTCAAGGTCGTATTGTCTGACCCAGTGTGGCTATCAGTTCAATGGCTGGTCATGGCAACACGGGACTATGAGCGTGCCCTTAACACGGTGGGCATGCTGCTTCATTATCTGGAAATCAAAAAGGCTGCATTTAAAAGAGAGGTCTATGAGCAATACGAAATGAAACTGCTCGACTTTCTCTTGAAGCTCCTGGATAAGACTGACCGCTGGGAGGAATATGTGGATATTTATAACCACATACTCAAAGAACGTCCGTTCTATTGCCTTACTTACAGCAATGAGCGTGACAATGACCCTACGTTTGAACGGTTTATTCGTTGGACGGGCAGGAAGTTCCACCATGTCCATTTCCTTTACGTTCACCACTATCGTTATGAGGTTATCTGTAGGAAATTGGACAAGGCGCGAAGTGGCAAGCGCACCGGTAATTTATATCACGCCAAACAGGGCGATTTGAGCAACGAAGAACTGCAGCAAAGATATGATCAGACCAAACAATGGATCGAACAGTTTTTATCGGAATACCTGAAATACAAGGGGGTGAAAAAATGAGGGTAGCCGTCTATGCTCGCGTAAGCAGTGAGGACCAGGCTGAACGCGGGACCATTGAGAACCAGCTGGAATTTGCCAGGAAATATTGTGACCTTCACCAACTAGACGTAGTGGAGTGGTATCGAGATGATGGCGTGACAGGAACAATCCCGCTCGAAATGCGGGAAGAAGGACGCCGTCTTCTGGAGGATGCCAAGGCCGGCCGGTTTGAGTTGCTCCTAATATACCGGCTGGACCGTCTGGGACGGTCTGCCCGCATCATTCTGAATGCCGTCTATGATTTGGAGCAGCATGGCGTTAAAATCCGCAGCATGACAGAACCATTTGACACCGGCGACCCCAATGGTCGCTTTTTATTGACCATCCTGGCCGGCGTCGCCGATTTAGAGCGCGAGACCATCCTTGAGCGCATGTGGTACGGTGCCAACCGTGCCGCCCGCGCGGGGAAGTGGCTGGGTGGTATAGTGCCGTACGGGTACCGGGTCAACGAAGAAGGATATCTGGAGATTAACGAGGACCCGCTCCCTGGCATGGACATGAGCGAAGCCGACGTGGTGCGGCTGATATACCGCCTTATTGCAGACCAGGGCTATTCCACCATCAAGGTGGCTGATTACCTGAATGCCCTGGGTGTGCCGCCGTCTTACACTAAGGACGGTCGACAAATAAAACGAGGAAAGCGCAAGGTCAACACCGCAGGTATATGGAGGCCCGGGCGAATCCGGAACATGGTAGTGAACACTACCTACAAAGGCATCCATTACTATGGCAAGCGAACCAATAAAAAGCGCGAGCTAATACCCAGGGAAGTTCCTGCACTGGTAACCGAAGAAACATGGGAAAAAGCCCAGCAGGTTCTGCGTGACAACCAGCTGGAGGCCATGAAGAATGCCAAGCGGCAATACCTGCTACGTGGTCTTATCAAGTGCGGGGTCTGCGGTCTGACCTACCATGGCACTGCCTACGGTGGCCCTGGAGGAAAACCTAAGTCTTACTACGTCTGCGGCGGCAAAACGGCTTACCGTGGCCCACTAGACGGGAAGTGTACATCAAAGAACGTCCCTCAGGAATGGATCGAGGACATGGTGTGGCAGGCTTGCGTGGATTTCATCAATAACCCGGGTGACGCCATTAAGGAACTGGCCGCCAGCATGGAGGAAAGGAAGTCGCAAAAGGCGGCCCTGACCGCAGAACTGGAAATGGTCAGGAACGCCGCAAAAGAAAAAGAGGCCGAGAAACAAAGCATTCTCGACCTCTACAGAAAGCGCATTATTGGAAGTGTGGATGTAGAACAGCAGCTGCAACAGATTGCCCGGGAAAAGGCGTCTCTGGACCAGCGGGCCCGTGACCTGGAAAAGCAAATCGAGGCTGAGGAAGGGCTAGCCCAGCAGTTTAATTCTGCCGAGGAACTGCTTGCCGACCTGAAGGCAAAACTGGAGGCTAATCCGCCATTTGAAGTGCGTCGGGAAATTGTTCGAGCACTGGTGAAGGAAATAATTATAGATACAAAACCCGGAGACAATGGGCGTCCCCGGGCAGTAGTTACCGCTCGATACACTTTCTCCAAGGTTGTTTCACGAACCGCCAAGCGTGCAGAGAATATCCTTGACCTTTCTGTGGTTCGGCGGGCAAAAATGCCGCCGTGGTTATTGGGCCACCAGTGGTCAGGAGATAGCCCAGGCGCTCGTTTAAGGCAGGCTAGGGTAGCGAAGAATATGACCATCCGCGACCTGTCAACAGCTACCGGATTATCCGTTACTGCCATCGGGAATTTGGAGGCGGATAAGTTCAATGCTGCGCTGCCTAACTTACGATTACTGGCCAAAGCCTTGGGCGTCCCTATCGCTTACCTGGGCTGTTTTGAAAAATTACCAGAGAACACCCTGGGCCAGCGTATTACCAAAGCCCGTCTATATCATGGCCTTACGAAAGAGGAAATGGCCCTGGCTATAGGCGTGGACCCGAAAACACTCCGCAACTGGGAGCAGGGGAAGCATGTACCCTTACCTCGATATTTTAACGTACTTAATCAGTATTTGAAAGTCCTGGAAGAATAAAAAAAGCCCCTAATTACTTAGGGGACTGGCTTTAATTCCCAACAACCCCGAATGTGAAATATCGGCACTGGTTGCAACTGCAAAACCTTGCTGATAATCTGTTTCCGCTCCTCTTCGCCTTCGAGGAGCATCATAAGCAGAATATCTTTATACGTATATCCGCAATGCTGCTTCAAAGATTGCAGTCCATTTTCCACGTCTGCCTTCAAGCAATGAAGGGTTTTAGGCTCATTGGTGGTGCCAATATATCTATCTAGCGTGGGTTTGAGTAGTTGCATCATTAAACTAGCAAATTCAATGTAAATTTGTTGGAATTTTTCCCTATCCTCCGGAGGCACTAACCAAATAATTTTCGGGTCAAGAAGGCTGATATTAACATCATTTTCATTGCTCTCAATCGCAAGCCGGCAATATCGTTCTACCAGTTGGGGAAGAATTATATCTGCTGTCAACCAATGTGGAAAGTTCTTACTCATAAATTTGCACCCTTACGCTCTGGGATATCAGTTTACTTCACCTACTATTCTACCCTATTTAGTGCTAGAAAGGAATATGCTTGCTTTCTTAAAAGTGTCGGTTCCCCTGTTTTTGTCAAGTAACTTAATCCTTCCACTTTCGCAGCCCGCAATCCGGGCAATACACCCGGCACCCGGCGTCCTCCAATTGGCTACCGCAGTCGGGACATGTGGCTGGCTCCGCCAGGCCCTGAGCGAACCACTCCTGGGCGGTAGCCTCCTCCACAGAGATTAGCTCGCCGGGGTAGTAGAGGTCTTTACCCCTAGTTATCCTGATAAGCACCGGCGGCCACCTCCATCAAAGCTCGGTCCAGCTCGCAATCTGGACAGATACCGATACCGTCCCATTCGCTACCGCAGATAGGGCATTTAGTTTCTTGCATTGCTCGTCACCTTAGCCCATTCCTCGCCAAACTCGTCTTTAAACGCCCGCAATGCCGCTTCGATTAAGCCCTTGATCTCCTCGGGTGTCACCTTCAGGCCCAGCTCCCCAGCTCGGGCCGCCAGCCACTCGGCGGCTTTTTGATATTTCTGCTCGCCATGCAGGTCCCGGTAGACTTGTTCTACAAACCGTACTGCCAGTGCTGCCAGCTGCTCTTTAGCAGCCAGTTCTGCTTCAACCTGCTTCATACCCTCAACGCCCAAGCGCTTACGGAGCCAGGCTACAGCATAACCGGCTGCTACGGTAGCCAGCAGAACTAGAACATCATACAGCATCCGCAAAAGCAAATCGTCCATTTACGCCGCCTCCTTGATCATTTTCTTAACCTCGGCCAGGACGTACTCGATGGCCCGGTCCACGATCACAGCCGCTTCCGCCCTGGTGATCGGCGCATCCGGGGCGAAAGTGCCGTCCTCCCGGCCGCGCACGATCCCCAGTTGAGCCAGATGCTCGATGTTGCCCTGAGCCCAGTGGCCTATGATGTCCTTGAACAATGCTACCGCCACCTCCTCGATTTTTAAACCGAAGTACATCATGATAGCCCGGGCAATCCCCTGGGCCTGTTTCCGCAGAAAACCATCGTCAAACAGCAGGGCCGCCTCCTCCGGGTTTGTGAGGAAACCGCGCTCCAATATGGCCGCCGGCATGTCCGTCTCGCGGATTACCGCATAGTAGTCAACTCCCGGGTGCTTCTGGCTCTCTCTGGTCCATACGCCCCTGTCTCCCCGGGAGAAGGGTTGCCGGCCCGTAGCCAGGCTAACCTGGTCCACTAAAAGCCTGGCCAACTTGTTGCCGCCCTTGCCGGGTTGCGAATGGATACTATGGATAGCATGGTGTCCCTTGGCGCTCGGACCGCCCGCGGCATCCGCATGGAGGCTCACGAAAATATCGGCTCCCCAGCGGTTTGCTATCTGGCACCGCTCGGAGAGGCTAACGTCCCGGTCGTCCCGCCTGGTCAGCAGCACATCAATGCCCCTGCTCTTTAGTTCCTGCTCAACGAGAAGCGCCACCCGGAGGTTGGTCTCTTTTTCTGTCCGGCCGTTTACCCCCATGGCCCCCGGGTCGCTCCCCCCGTGGCCGGGATCAATGCACACTCTCACCTAACAACACCTCCTTAAATTGTGGGTTTATTAGAAGCGCTGACTTGTTCTTCTCCGCCGCCCTCGTCTCTCGGGGTATAAACCTGTTGTGGCGGAGGCGAGTAATAGCCATCATAAGAGTATGGTGGCTGGTACGGTGAGACCTGACCCCGCCGCCCCAACGTAGGCCAGCCGATCCGCTCAATGGCCCGCTTGGCAATGGCCGCGATGATTGGGTATCCCAGGACCGTGAAAAAATCGACCTGGTTTGTGGAAATGTCCCCCGCCAGGGCTATTTTCACCCCTACAAAGACATACAGCCCCAGGGACGCAAGAACCGCCAGGTCCTCTATGGTGAACCCGTCCGGATCATTCCAAAAACCCCTCATAGCTATCACCGCCTTGCCCTCTCGAGAAGCTCGTCAATCTTGGCCTCCTGGCGGGTAAGGTTAACCTGTATCAATGTCGTAAGGTTCTCTAAGGCCTTGGTGTTATTCTGGACCACCTCGGCCAGGTCGTTGTCTCCCTTTTGCCTAATCCACCTATCAACTAAAAATATCAACCCCGCTACTGCAAACATAGCGAGGCCGTATTGTGCGATTTCAGGACCCGGCATAGGTGTCACCCCCTGGTTTAATGATGTTCATGCTCGTCTTTATCTCCTGCACAGACATCGCCTCCTTTAGTTAAAACAAAGCTCCCCAGGAGCTTATTTCGTAAATTATAGCTGTCAGCATGGCTTACATGGCCCAGCCAGGACTGGATAGTGGCGTTAATCTTATCCAGATCAATCTTGCCTTCCCTGTATTTCCGCTGAAAAGCCTTTAGCTTCCGCTTCATCCTCCTGATGCTCGACTTCCTGACCAATCGATGTGTGGGCCAGATGCGATATCCCAGGAAGTCAACCCCTTGGCCTATCGGCCAAATACCAGTTTTGCCATTCAGCCGCAGGTCGAGCTTGTCAGCAAGAAAGCCCTCGATTTCGCGCTTGACCTGCCACAAGTGCCCTTTGTCTCCGCCCAGTATAACGAAATCGTCCATATAACGGACGTAATAAGGCTCCCGGAGAACCTCCTTCACAAAGTGGTCCAATTGGTCCAGGTAGACGTTTGCCCAAAGCTGGGACGTGAGGTTTCCGATTGGCAGACCTCTTGGGCAGTCGCTATTATCGCCTCCGCTGTCGATGATTTCGTCAATCAGCCAGAGGGTATCAGGGCAGGCTATGCGCTTTCTTATGATGGCTTTCAGAATTGCGTGGTTGATACTCGGGAAATATTGGGATATATCTGCCTTCAAGCAATAGACTCTATCCCATTTCCGTTGAGCTACCCGAAGGAAGTGCGTTACCCGATCCGCTCCTGCATGGATACCCCGGCCAACACGACAGGCATAACTATCGTAAATGAACCTTTTCTCAAAAATCGGTTCAACGACGTTACACAATGCATGTTGGACCACTCTGTCTTTGAATGGAAGCGCGGCCACCAGGCGTTTTTTAGGGTCGTTAACCCAGAAATACCGGTATTGTCCCGTCCTGAACGTCTTATAAATAAGCTCGTTCTGTATCTGGATAAGGTTGCTCTCCAGGTTAAAGGAGAATTTTAACACTTCCTCCTGGAACCGTTTGCTTCTCCTGGCCTTCATGTAAGCCAGCTCCAGGTTCTCGAAGTCGTAAATCTTTGGGTAAAGGTTGGTGTATGTTTTGGCTATTTTTCTCACCACTTATGAGGGCGGCAGCCCATGACGGTCGCAAACCTACTGGCCATGGGCTGCCTGTTTATGTTTTTTGCCGGCCGGGCTTCCGGCGCGACAGGGACCTGAACTCCTTTGCCTAAAGCACTGGACGTTGTCCCAGTAGGACCCCGCCTTCTGGCACAGTTAGGCGAAGCGGCGCGGAAGCCGATGTTGATGTTCGCGTTCGACGGCGGATTGTTCAGGTTCAACGCGAACCCCGCCCGGGCATTCGAGCCATTGTTCCAGTTCCCGCCGCGGAGGGCAGCCCGCACATTGTCAGTCCAGGCCCCAAAAAAATTACTTCCTGATGGACTTAAACCATCCGCCTATCATGCGGCCGATTTCTTCCAACATACCGGCCCAAATCTCATACTTTTTGGGCGGCAAGAAACCCAGCCGTCGCGAGAGACGGAGGTAAAACATCAGGATAGCTTTCTCCACGTCTAGCTCTTCCAAAGTGTTCTTTTTGTAATAGCGCAGATTAGCCGTTATAATCAGCCGCTGGATGTTAAGCATTGACCGCTTCATCTCGGCGGCCAGCGTGTGTTTTTCCGATTTGGGAAACTGTTGTAAGGCCTTATACCCATAGAGAATCATGTCCTCGCACTTTTGGGCGATAAGAAATGTTCCATCTCTTGGCCGACTTTGGTTCTCTCTTTGTTCCATACGCTAACAAAATCCTTTCAAAGCTGAGGCCTCGCTATCGCGAGGCCATCAGATTTTCAGTAATCAGATTTCAGATTTACAGAGACAAAGCGGCGCGGAAGCCGAAGACGATGCTCGCGACCGACCGCGGACTGGTCAGGGGCAACGCGAACCCCGCCCGGGCCTTCGAGCCATTGTCCCAGCTCCCGCCGCGGAGGGCAGCCCGCTGGCCATAGTTCCGTAACCAAAAGCCGTCCTTCCATTCCTCGCTTCCGCCAGAGGAAACGGTCGCTGGAAGTGCCAGTGCTGCCAGTTCTGCCTCTGTTCTCATCGTCAGGAACTTAGCGAATTGTGAAGCTCCATAAGTGGCGTCTGTGGACGTTGGGTTATCATTGCTCATTTGCGGAGATATCTTGGCTATGCCAGTTCCCTGGGCATGGGCAGCGACCGTCGAGCCGTTAGCGCCGCGGCTCACTGTGATACTGTTGCCGCTTACTGCGGTTATGGTCATCTGCTCAGTTTGACACTGGAGCACATCTCCTACAGCAGGGCCAGTGCAACCAGGCCCGTTAACCAGATTGGATATAGTAAACGTGGCCGGGCTGGTGGTATTGTTCAGGCCAGCATCGGCCACCTTGGCAGTCCATCCGCCAGGGATGACGCAGTAATCGGTGATCTGCTGCACCACCGCATCGTTGGCATGGGCGCTGGCCGCCGTGCCATTCTGGCCACGCTGGCAGCCAGTAAGGGTATAGGTGCCGTTGCCATTATCAACGAAGGAGGAGTAAAGCACATATTCATCTGTGTTGGTGCCCTCTGCCTTGATTAAAACCAAACCATTGCTGGCAGGCCAAAGTTCAGGGTTCTGCACGTTGTCTATGACGATGGCAGTGTCAGTAGCGGTAATGCCGTCCGCATCGTTAATGGCCGCAGTCTTAATGGCCTGGTAACGGCCGCAGTCAATTAGGAAATCAACCCATTCCCAGACGTTACCCACGATGTCAAAGATGCCGTTCGCCATCCCGTTGTGGCTATAGGAAATCGGGCCTGTGCCTGTGAGCAGGCGGGAGTGAGTCTTATTATAACTGGCCGTATAGCTTGCGACGACTGGGTCGGCAATGCCGTAATACTCCCAGGAGTCTGGGTCACGGTAGTCACGTCCCCAGTTGTTATTGCCCCTGATATCATGGCCCAACAACTTAATTAAAAATACAATAGTAGCCCATTCTTTCATGGTTACCAGATGCCAAGAACGCCCGTTTGTTTTCCGGTTTGCACAGGCGATTTTGGCGTTATCCCAGTTTATATCGGTCCAGGGAACGACTCCTTGCTGGGACACGGCTGCAGTCTGGCCCGGGCTGTTTGCCGTAGTGCTACCCCGGCTGGAACTGGTGGCGTCGGGTTGGCTGCATGGGTATTTATCTAACAAGAACCCACCCAGTTTAAGGTCGTAGGGAGGAAATGCACCGTTATCCCAAAGACCAGCAGGGATGCGGAATCTTGGGACATAAATCGCTTTTGAAACGACTGTGGTGCCAGTCCCGTCAGCCTTGGAATTATGGACGACATCCACCTCACGAGTGCCTGCGTTAATCCTGTCTCTAAGTGCGGCAATGGATAATTTACTAACGTTCGCCATTTATTCCACCACCTCCGGAAGAGGAAATGCTGTAATATCGATGTTATTAAGGTCCAGCGGTCGCTCCACAATCATGGTCACCGGCTGACCTTGCTCGTCTACCATACCCGTTTCTTGCTGGTCGAACTGGCGCTCCGGCAGGACGCACTCGGCCAAAAGCCAGTAGTGGTCGCGATAAAGGTCGGTCGACAAGCTGCCGTTCTTGTCCAGGTATACCCTGGCAGGTCCGCCCTGGAATTCGGTCAAGTCAATCGTTCCCCCGAAACAGTTTCCGTCCGGGAAAGAGAATGGGGATATAGACAGGCATGCAGGATTAGCTTGGTCAATGCTAATAACTCCGTTTGGTTTTTCTGGGTTTTGTTGAATAATTGCCATCATAAACACCTCCTAACTGGCTATTTGCCAACGGAATGAACCTGTAAAGCCCCCGGTATTGTAGACCGTGAAGGCATTGGCTGCCTTGGAAATAAACACGTCTCCAAGGTCGCCGCCGGTATCGGCCAGGGGGACAATGTTCACCATATAATTTGTGTTCCCAAGGTTATGGGTGATAGTTACCCCGTTGGTAGAAGCAAAATTGGCCTCGCCTTGGGACGTCTGAATTTGAATGCTGTCAATCTGTTGCTTAAGATAGACGTCATTGTTAATCAGGTCCTGGTGGATAGGGTCCCAGGTTTCTGGAGCCGCCGGGTCAGTAGGTTCCAGTTTCCTTACGTTGTTCTTATAAACTGGTATGCCTATTAAAGTAGCCATAAGGAATTACACCTCCTTAAAATTCTTCATCCCAATCGAAACCGACGGTTTCGCCAGGCTCGATAGTTTTAGTTCCGAAAGTCTGGATGGCTACTGCTTTGCCGGTCGCATCAATAAGTGCAGCTTCATTTATCCCTGCGCCACCGATCTCATCACCAGTAAGGTCTACATGGTAACGGACCGTGGTGGACGTTGGATATGAATGGCTGGCCACCGGCTTTCTAATAATCTCTGATGTCAAAGCAGTGGCATTTGGATTGGGAGTTACCCCAGCTCCACCCCCAACGCCAAAGGCAATATGAGTTATCTTTGGCAGGGACGCGTCGCCAGCGTGAGCCTTTGCCATTGCCTCTCGGCCGTATACTGTGGTTACAACATTCAACTTGCCAACCCCCTTTCAATTACCAATCCATCACGCCATTTGACCCATGCCAGACGATGGGTGACCAGAGTATTTCCTATATTCCACGACCCATTAAGCTGTCGGTGTTCGGTTTGAAGGGGCGCATCCCCAAAACCAACAAGGAAATGACGTGGCTTTATTACAATTTCACCATCCAATCGCCTTGCGAAGTTCAGCGACCATGCGCCATTTAAAGAGAGGCCGCCCGTTAATGCCCCCATATAGCCTATTGATGTAGTTCCATCCAAAAACCACCTGGTGTCCTGGACCTGATAGTCAAGTTTGAATCGACCATCTAACCTATAGCGTGAATCCAGATAGTCTGGAGGTACGCCCAGGGTTCTTACTTCGCCCATCTGACGTTGCGACTGAAAGTTATAACGGGCTGAATGTTTGATTTGTCCATCCAACAAGGTCACTCCCGATAGGCCAGGGATTGGCGCAAGAGTGACCGTGCTGTTTAACCTGAAACCGCCGTTTATATTACGGCGATACTTATCCAGCCTTCGTATGTTGGAGGGCATCCCGGACATGACCGGCACATGCCAGGTTACCCTGCGTTCATGGGTTACCACATATCGTGATAGAATAGCGAGAATTAGGCTAAATGCCAGGTGCGCTGGCCTCGCTTCCTCGATGGCCGCCAGAATTCCGGGCACATTAGCCTCAGCCTCTGACGCTAAGATAGCAACGAACCGATACTCACCAGGATAAACAGCTAAATCGACTCTGCCCGATTTTACAAAGGATTTAATGACATTGAGTATGTCGTAGTGTCTGGCAGAAGGGAAGCTCCTTAACTTTGCCAACACCCTGGCTCTGCGGTTTTCAAGCGGTTCCTGTTCGTTAACAGGCAGACCGCACATTTCCTCCCAGTACCGAAGTCCCCAGGTTGCAGTAGATGCGGAGAACTGGGCCTCGATGTCGTTCATTATGGCGTCCAGGTTATCCAGCTCAATGCCCTTAGCCTCTACGTGGGCCTGAAAGACCCGGCTGGTCTGATAATACCTGGGCGAATTATTCATCATTTCTTTGCCGTGGTTAGAAGTGATCACGTCAAGTTCACCACCCCTTTAACCGCTTTAGCATCTTCGGCGATTGCTACGTTGCTCGTTCCTCCATTTACCAATAGGTTGGAGTAATCCGCAACGCCCGGGGTATCAAATATTGCATTAGCGATGGCCGCATAGCGGACATCTTCACCAATTCTTAATCCCTTGATTAAGGTATCGATAGCAGCCTCTACTTCAGCTCGAACGGATGCCGGGTCATAGCCCGCAGCATAGGACAGAGTAGCGCTAACATCTATAGCCACCGTTGTCGGCGCTGTCACCGTTACACTTGCACCTATTGGTGCTCGGCCTTCGCCAGTTCCTGGGGCAGGTGAAATGTAGTTCTGCACCTGCTCGACCAGGGCCGAATTTGCAGGTGCGCCGGTGCTGTCCACAATTACCACTTTCACTGTTCCTGGACCATCCCAAAGCGGTATGCAGATAGCGTCGCCCACCCCAGGGACCTCTTTGGCCCAGCGAATATAGTCATTCTTGTTGCCGGTGTCAGGTGGCCGCTGGACCTGCTCAAGATAGCGAGCAATCAGTGCCTCATCGCTTTCTTCTGATGCACCGCCGCTGGTGGCCTGGAGGTTAGTCACTGCCGTCACGCCTGCGATAGGAACCACAAGCTGATTAATTGCTCCCGCTGGGACATTCCCCTCCGGACCTGGTTCGACCGCTTCAATGTCCACCAATGTCGTTCCGTCAGCCCCGATGGTGACCTGGGCAGTTGAAATAAACTCTACGGCTGCCGTTCCCGTAACTAGGTTAGCGGTAGTTGAAAACACAGTTCCCGCCGGAATGACCGTGGCCGGCGTACCCGTCACCTGCACCTGGCCTGTTGCTTTGACCGCCGGTTTTCGCGTTATCCCACGGTCGGCAACCCGGGCATCCACATACTCACCGTAACTAAACTGTATAAATGCCCGCTTGAGGATCTCCCTAGCCTCCATCTTCATCTGGACAATCTCTGCCGCAACTGGCGCTAGAGCATCCCAAAGATAAGAGCCTTCTGACACATCCAGGTCTGACGGCAAACGCGCAATCATTCTGGCCATAATCTGTTCTTCAGTCTCATCCTGAAGAAAATCAGGTAACACAATGTCAGCCAATTAGCTCACCCCCTGCACTTGGCCGGAGACTTGCACCTGCTCACCCTGAGCCGTCGTGACCGTGCAGGTGAAATAAACTGTGTCCTCCTGCCAATCAAATGTAAAATCCCCTACGGAGGCTGTGCGATGGTCAACCATGAGCGCCTCGGTAACCATCCTCTTAATCTCGCTTTCGTTCCCAGCCCGAGTAAGATTGCGACGCAAAAGGTCCTCAAATTCCTGCCCATAATTTCGCGAGTAAATGGGATGACGGTACCGTGGGGTAAGTAGGGTTTTATGTGCCCACTGGCGATAGGCCTCAACGCCATCTGCTTCCACCACCTTGCCTGTAGGGGAGAGAACAAAATCCCCTTGTTCAAAATCAAAGATAAAAGACCTGCCATATTTGACTTGGCTGGTCTGTGTTTCCTCTGGAGCCGCTGTTACCTGTTCAGTTGGAAAAAGAGATGGCATTTAACTCACCACCTTGCACAACACTACAAAATCCTGCCCTCCGTTCACCGGGAGAACCAGCACCCGGTCACCAGGTTTAAGGCCAGCTTTCATGTTGAGGTGGACCTTTACCGTGGCGGCCGGATCGCCCATACCTTGCACATTGAAATCCAGCCTGCTAAGACTTGAATATTGGGTGCTTCCTGGGACATCGCTACCGTCTGGGTTGACTGGGGCCGCTGTTTTTATCACCCTCGAGGCCTGTGGAAGTTCGATTTTTAACTCCCAGTCGGCCACAAGATAATCCTGTATCTCGTGACGGAAGCGGTCAAGTTTCAGGGCCATGGTTTGGGTGATGGTGCCAAGCTCAGCTGGCAGGGTAGAGGCAACCCGGCCCGCGTGACCAGCGGCCCGCTGCTCGATAAGCCCAGCAAGTTCCTTATACGGGTCCCTTGGCATAATACCGCCTCCTTATGTAGCTTTCCGCTGCCAATTCTAAGGTCATGTGTCCAGGACTTCCAAGGTTATGCCGAACTGACGCGACCAGGAGGTCCATGCCATTGAGTTGGACCTTGTCGCCGGCGCGAATGGTATTTATGTCCAAAGCTGTGACCGTGATGGTTTCCTGGGCGCCCACCAGCATTTCTTTGGCCGCTGCCTTTGCAGCTGCGGCAGTGGTGATTTTCGGGTCCTGGATAACACGCTGAAGAGTGCCGTACTTGGCAGTCTCGCCTTTTTCCAACGCGAGGACAGGTGAACGGCCTTCCTCTGGTGCAGCTCCAAGGACCTTCACTTGCGTGACGGCCCCTTCTAAGCTACGATGCTGATTGATTTCTTCGACGCTCTGATTGGCTTCCAGGACCCATACTGTCCGGTTGCTCCCCAGAGTCACCAGGTCTAGGGTGGTGCCGACCATTCTGGGTCGAAACATCCCGCCACCCTTATTTACAGTCTCCCGTAAGTCGGCGAGTAACATATTGTAAATGGGTTGCGCCCTGTAAACAGCCTTCGCAAGGATGACACCGGTGTCTGCTACCTGGCCCAAAGGGATACCCCAGTCTGCAGCGTATCGTTTCAGTCTCTGAGTAGCCGTCTGCCCAGCAGGGAATAGGTATTCGTCCTCGCTTCGGGCTAAATAAATGCTTCGGTCATATACGGTGGCCGTAAGGTGCTTTTGCCCTCGAGTGACCGAGTCACATTCCCATATCACTCCGTCCAACAATACCGCCATAGTATTACCACCGAAGGGTACGCCGCTCACGCGCATGGCCTGACCCGGAGCAATGCCCGGAAAATCTGGAGTAACTGCTATCACAACTGTGGCCCTCGCTGCTATCTCGTCCAGACTTTCCTCGATAGAAATACTCTCTACAATCTCCTTCAGCGACCATTTATCTGCAAGAACTACATCATAAGTTATTAGGCCAGGGGTAATCATGCGGGCATCACCAGCTTTTGCCCTGGGTAGATCAGGTTTGGATTAGGGCCTATAACCCCTTTGTTTGTAGCGTAAATATCCTGCCATCGTGCCCCATTCCCGAGCTGGAGTTTGGCAATCTTCCAAAGACTATCTCCCGGCTTAACCACATATATTTTTGGAGCCGGCTTGGTGTCCGGCCTCGGCCTGGGCGGCGCGGTTGGCGCTACCTGGGTAATGCTCCTGACCTTTACCTCGCGCCACTGCCGCATGGCTAGCTCAAAATAGATATCTCCGGGCTCTCCACCTACATAACGATGCACAACACGGGTAATGAGGACCAGTGTGTTTATCGATGTTTCCGTGATCAGAAGACGAACCGGTTTCCCGGCTGTCCGCAATGTAATAAGGCGCTTCACAGCTTCCTCTGGGCTTGGAATTCCCGCGTACTGGCAATAGCTTGGGTCATAATCCCGGGGGAAAAACGAACTAAAAGAAATCCCCGTCAGCTCATCGCCTACGGGGAAATCAACATCGCCGATGTTGATAATTGAAACCGTCTCAATTTTCTTTGCTCCCTCAACCGTGACCTCCGACGGGTTAACCGGAAAGTGGAGGTCTTGGCCGTCGGGAGACAGGATGTAAAAATCCATATGCATCACCTACTCTTGGGGCTGTTTAAACTCGACATTTGACCATGTTACTTTTGGTTCGGCCCCGCGTCCTGTGTCCGCTCCCATGAATGATGTACGTAACCACATAATGCCCCATGTTCGCAGCCCAGGTTTAAGATCTGTTATCGTAAACAACTCTGCGCCACGGCTAAATTCTCCACTTTTGACCATAATATCCAACTGGCCACTGAATATATGGTCAGTTTTGTTAACTACCCAAACAACCGCTTTTTGCCTGTCTTTAGAGTCGTAAACCTCTTGAGTTTCAACGGTCACTACGATGTTTTTTAGCATGTCCTCGGTTTTATTTTTGACTGCTTGGGCTGCTTCTGTTTTTTGCTCTTGTTGATCTTGCAGAGACTTCGCTGGCGCTGTGGCTTCCGTAGTTTCCGTTAATTTATCAGAAGAAGGGGGCGGGGATGGCGGTTGTTCTTTCTCTGGATTTGGCGTAGAAACTTTGTTAACCGCCGTTTCGTTCTGCGCCGCTTGTCGACCAGCTTCATATCCCTCGGGTACCGACGAAACCCCCATTACCATACCGACCACGAATAGGGCCAGAGAGACAGCCCCCACCGTCCAAATTCTTTTCTTGGCCCATCCCCGCTTAAAGATAAACTGAACAATCAGCATGACCAGGGCAACGGCTGCCCCAGCCATACCTAAAAGCGTAAGCAATCCTGCTAATACAGCCATGTAGCACACCTCCACTAATTAATTATGCTACATTTCGCCATTTGAGCAGGAAAATCCTACTAACCGGGCAAATTGTAGAAAATGGCCTTTAATTTCGTCGCGATGACGGCTGCGATTTGGTCAGCAGCTTGCTCAAGGTCGTCTCGCCCTTGAACCGTAATCTGCCCAACCAGCCCAGCAAGGTCAAAGTTCAGGTTGACCGTAGGCGCACCTAAGCCTCCACCAGCTACAGCCACCGGAGCCGTAAACCCGCCGAATTCGAACTGCTGCACACCCAACCTGCGTCCGGTTTCCCTCCACAGCTCCAGAGCCCGCGGTCGTAAACGAGCAGAGAGGGGAATAACCGCCTCTGGGCCGGCTTCAGCTACCAGACCCAGATGGGGCCTGGTGAGGATGCCACCCAGTGCGTGGGCTGTTACAGGTTCCTTGGCAGCTTGCCGTCCTGCTTCGAACCCCTCTACCAGACGTTTGCCCAGGCTCTTGGCCGCTTCGACACCGGCCATAGCTTTATCGATAATCCACTGACCAGCAGCGCCTATGCGTTCCTTGGCCCAGTTAAACCCTCCTACTATGGCTTCAGGAATAGCTTTACCTAGCGACAAAAAGGCATCTTTCACACTTTCTATGGCAGCAGACACCCTACCAGGTATGCTTTCGACAAAACCAGCAATTTGGTCAGGTAGTCCCATAATCCATTGAATAGCGCTGTCTTTTGCCTGCTGGAACCACTCGCTGAACACTCCAGGAAGTTGGCTCAGTTTTTCGACTGCGTAACCCGCAATATATCCGAGGTGTTCAGCAACCTCCCCAGGCAATTCTTTAATCCACGAAATTGCCTTTTCTTTCAGGGAGCTAAAATCAACCATATCCAGCATGCCGGAGAGCCGCTGTATTATAGCCTCGCCACCTAAGGCGCCGAGTATGCCACCGCCCAGGCCGCCTATAGCTCCACCGATAGCCGTTCCTATACCTGGCCCGAAGAATGTTCCTATGGCAGCCCCTGCCTTTGCTCCAAGAGATGCTCCGGCCATCCCACCTGCAATACGGCCACCAACTTTCAGGCCTGTCTGCAGCCGGTCTTCCGGGCGAGCAAAGGCGACCTCGGCCGCTCCAGTAGCAAGCGTAATGGGTAGGGCCCACCTTGAAAGAAAGTCCCCAACCTTTCCAAACATGCCGATATAGCGCAAAGGCGCCCAGCCGCCGCCAACAGTCTTTGCAGCCGTTCCTGGTATTCTAAACGCTTCAACTGTCGGTCCACCTGGTAAGAATCCGCGGTAATGGAATACCTGTTCTGGCGTTCCAGGGATTACTATCCTTTTGAGCGGCTCAAGCGCCCGCTTGCTGGCCGGATTGACAAACAGGTCACGGAGGATCTGGCCAATGTTTATGCCTTTAGCTGCTGTCGCCGCCGTTGCTGCTGTTTCCGCCGCTGCTTCTGCAGCAACACCTGCGGCTACGCCGCGTCCCAGGATACGCCTACCAAGACCGATGGCCCCTTCACCGAGGCGGAAAACCGGACTAAGCAATGCGCTACCTGCGCTGATTGCCAAAATGTCTGCCAGAGCTGCACTGCCAATATTCTCGGCAGTCGGTTTCCGAATGGCCTCCAAGTTTAACTTGCCCAGACCTTTGAGTGCTTCAGTGACCCCCATCTTAATGCCTGAGAACAAGAACCCGCCGATCTCCCGTCCAACAGCAACAATTTTGTCACGTCCACCGGAATCAAGCCAATCTTTGATGCCAGCCGAGATGTCGTCAATTATAAACTTAACCTTTCCCCAGAAGTCCAGTTGTTGAAACTTCGGGTCATCCAGGATACGGCCCAGGCGGGCAAAGGCACGCTCAAAAAAGCTAAACACTTGCTCGGCACCTTCGCGCCCGAATCTCATCAGGGATGTTTTCCACCGCTCCACAGTATCCTCATTTTTGCCGAACCACTCTGTGACTCTATCAAGGCGTGGTTTCATGGCTTCGAGAATACCGATACCAGTCTGCCGGAAAAAGGTCTTAACCGTATCCGTGATGGTGGACAGTCGGCCAAGGGCCGTCTGGCTTAACTTCTCGGCACCGCCAGCGAAACGCCTCTCGGCTTCCTCCAAGAAACCGACGAATCCGCCTAGTTTTTTATATTCCTCCTGGGTCATCTTCATTTGGAATTCCTTTAGGCGCTCGAACTCACCCATCTGAGCGTCGGCCAGGGCTTCCATAGCATCCTGGACCGTCTTGCCTGGGGTAAGGCCGGCCATATCTGCCGCCAGTTTAACCATTCGTTCGGCCATTTTTACGTCGCCTTCACTGATACCGATAGCCCTGGTCATGGAAGGAAAAAGGTCCTCCATCTCGAATGGTGTAGCTGCAGCAAAGCGTTCAAGCCAGCCGGTGACCTCTCGGGCTAGGGCCTTGTTGCCTTTCAGCCAGTGCTCCATGCTCACCGCTTGGGTTTCCCATATCATAGCTGCACCTGCTGTTGCGTCCCACAACTTGCTAGCTCCTAAAGCACCCAGAGCTACCGCGAACATTCCCTGAAGGGAGAATAGGCTGTTTTTAATTCGACCGATGACCCCACTGGCCATGTCCCGGGCCCGGATGGTCATATTCCAAGTCCGAGAGGTAAGAGCATGGAGGCCGCCCCCAACCCGGCTTATTGTTTTGCTCGCCCTGTCGATGAGGCGAACGGTAGGGCTGACCGTAACCCGGTCAAGCCTCTTGGCCCTATCCTCAACCTTGCTGGCAGCCCCGTCTATTTTCTGGAGTGCCGCGGTCATGCGGTCATGTAATCGTAATACCAGGCTAATCCTATAATTACTTTCGGCCATCCCGTTCACCTCCTTTGTGTCAGGGCCTCAAGCGCTTTCTCGCGCCGGCGTTCTTCCTCAAGAACAATTTGGGTGCTTGCAAGCATGAACAGTTGAGCACCCCGCGGCTTTGCCCAAAATTCATCAGGCGGGAGGCCCGTGCGCTGAAAAATCTGATGCACCAGGTGAGCCAACCCGCCCGATTTGATTAGTTTTTTACTTCTTCCAGCTCCTCATTGAAGCCGGAAATATCCAATACAGCATCACCCAAAGCAGCCAGCTCACCGGCCAGCAAGATGCGTTTCACAACTTCCTCCGCACCGCTGGCATTGTACTTCTCGAGAAGGCGAGGGTGGTCCCACTTAGGTGATACCGTGGCCGCAGCTATTAGGCGACAATTAAACTGCTCCTCGTCCAGGGTCTCGATGGTTTGACCACGTTTATTGGTGCGATGAGTGCACTGCTCGCGAATTTGAAATACTGCTTTACCGGTTAAGCCCCGGATTGTTACCGGAATGCCCAGGCGCTCGATTTTGACTGTTCTCTCCGGTACCCGGTCCGCATCCAGTAGACGTTCAAGGATTTCCTCTTCGGTCATGGGTTTATTTGTATCCATGATTTACTCCCCCTTTAACTCTGGACAATCGGATCGAGAAGCTCGTAGTCCTCGAATGTAAATGGCCATTCCTCATTGACCGTCTCACCAGCTGTCCAGTTAGCCAGTTGAATACGGTCGAACATGACGTATTTCAGCCTGATGCGCTCATATCCATATGCTTCCGGGTCGGCCAGCTTGCTGATGATTTCAACCCTTACTGCGGGATTGGCGCTGTCTGCCATTGGTGTGTTAAGCTGAATCAGCTCGCTGGTGACCTTGAAACCAGAAATGGTGCCCGTGCCATTTAGCCCGGTAACTTTACGTTTGGTCCAGCGGTTGCCGGATATTTTCAGCTCGGCTTTCTGGATTTCAACGTTTGCCTCTAAATGGTTGAAGTTGCTCAACCACTTTCCGTCCATCCATACCTCACCATATGTGCCATTGATTACGCGACTAACATCCAGTTCAGGCATCTATGCCACCTCCTTAGTGCACCACAAAGGTCCCGAATATTTTCTCCATACTGTCCACAATCCTGGCATCCCATTTGATGTATACCTCGTCAGGAGCAGCCAGGGCGGGATGATAATCCGGGTCAAGGTAAACAGAGAAGTCCTTCTCGATTAGTCCACCATTGACCAGTGTCTCCATATACTGCTTGCAGGCGCTGATTAAAGCCACCTTGCCGTCATCGTTGTTATTGACTTTACCGATATAGTTGTCCTGGGCCGTCTTGAGCAGGTCATCATTGATTGCGTCCATGACTCTGATGGCCCGGATCTTCTTCCACTGGTTGTTCTGGCCCTGGCGGAGGGAGGTCAGGGTATTGATGCCCTGTTCCACAATTACTTTCTCGCCGTCGTGGACCAGCAACAGCGTTCCTGCCTGTAGCCCTGCCACAACCTGATTATGGGTCAGTCTTGGGGTGACATCATCGAAAGGCGTGACGGCATAGGTCAGGCTTTCGCTCAATGCCTGGCCTGCAGCCTTCCCAGCCACCCAGCATGCTACTTGAGCACTGGAATAGGTGACGCCGTCCATGATGCCACTTACACCGACATTAATCACGCCCTCGTAATTAAAGCCTGTGGAGCGGCTATTTGCTGTAGCTGGTGTCTGGTCATCAGTTACAGAGCCACCCATAACAGCGACCACACCCTTGCCCTCGCTACGAAGGCGCTCAATCCATGCCTTGACCGAGGTCTGAAGGCTGGCATCAGTAGCACCGTCGAGGGCAAAGAAGTTAAAGCGCCTGGTCTCAAAAGCGGACATAGCATCCACATAGTCGGTGTTCGTAATACCGCCCACCCCGGCGTTGCCGCCCGTAAGGGCCTGGCTGGTCACGTTAGCGATGGTGTTATTTCCATCGGCTACCTTAGTGGCGGTTATCCACTTGTTGTTTGCATCATTATTGATGGCCGCGACCGCATTATCCACCACACCGGCGCCCTTGGCAAAGGTAAACACATAAAGCTGCTTGGCATCTTCGTAGAGAACGATATCCTGTTTGTTGGTGGGGTCTACGGCGTTATCCCTTACCGTAACCTTAAACGGTCTGGCTGTCTCATATTTCGTGGTCAAAGTTAGAATATTAGCCGGAGTTCCTGCGGTATCTTTCAGGGTGATGGAGGCTTTTGCCGCAGCACTATCTACCACTCTGTATCCCAGGACAGTTTTTGCTCCGCCCAAAAGGGCTAACCGGATGGAATTATAGGCAGTGAAGCCGCCATCCACATCCACACCGTAGGTGTCAATCAAGCCTTTTTCATCTGTTATCTCTACAATCTGTTTGGCCGGTCCCCAGTTAGCCTTGACAGGGATGGCCACAATGCCCCGCGCTCCGGGTTGGATAGCAGCCAGAGCAGCGGCCACAAAATTCATGTAAAAGCCAGGTCTGACTTTCGCTTCCGTTGGGCTCCAAGTTCCGCCTGCCATTTAGCTCACCTTCCTTTTCAAAAAGTCCTCGATGGCCTTCTTGACTTCGACCACCGTTAGTTCTTCGGCATTATTGCCGTGCAAAGCACCAATGACCACCTCCGGCATAACCCCGAAGATGGCCTGCGAATTTGCTATAAGCTCCGCTCGCGGGTGTGTGCTCGCGACCGGGGCGTTCACTTCTTCCACTTTGTCTTTGTCCTTAGGCACTGTTATTCACCTCCATTAACGTATCTGACCCGCACTGGTGACTTTTTGCATAAGCGTGCCTTCGGTGGGCTGGCCAGGGGCATATGCCGTCTGAATATCCATCTGCAGCTCACCCCAAAACACCACGCCAACATCCAGAGGTGTCCGACCGTACTCGACCGACGTAATGGTCAGGTCTTTCACAGTTCCAGACAGGGTTCTGTCGGTTGCCAGGGCATCATAACAAGCGCCCACCAAGGCCACACCGTCCTGAAATCCCCGGACCAGCTCCACATCCCCGTGAGCTGTTCCGCGTACCGTCCGAATAACTGATACCACTACAGTCAGGGTGTGTTCCTCGAGGAACCTGGTCCCGCGCTTAATTACGTCCTTATCCAGCATTACATATGCGGCAGGCATCCTGCCTACATCCAATTTCCCTGGCTCTGTGATGGCCACCGTTTTTAATTCCTGGACCGTCTGCAGTCGTGCTACCAGTGCGTCAAGCGTTCCCTCTACCATAGCCTGATAACTGGGGTAGCTCATTCAGTTGACACCCCTTTCATATATTCCCTGATGGCGCTGACGGCAATTTTATCCTGCTGTTGGGCCAGCCATTCAGCTGTCCGACTGATTACTTTGCGGCCACCAGGGTGTCTAACCCACTTTGCGTAAGCGGCTAAACCCCGCTTCCTGAGGCGGCGCCAACCTTGTGCATCGTCTGAAGCAGGTCTAGTCTTTTTTGACCCCTTGCCGGGATAAACCACCCATGCCAGGGCCCGCGCTTGCTTAACCCTGATGATGTATGGCTCGGCATCGCTCAAAATATAGGGAGCATACTCGACATTAGAGCCAATCTGGATTTCATCGCCCACCCGAACATAACCGATGCTGGAACGCAAGCGGCCCCTGTCCACTGGTGTAAGCAGCTTCATCTTGCGCTCCCCGGCCTTGGCGAATTGCAGCAAAAGGTATTCCGGCAGGCCATCTAGTTTGTTCAAGTCCTTAAACTGCATCACACCACCACCAGTCTGCGATGCCTATCCAGCACCTGGCGAAGGCGAGGAGGGATATCCTGCTGGTAGGTAGTCTGGTAGTCAGCTTGTGCCCTGGTGACCTTGCCGGCCGCTTCTTCCTGGCGCTGGTTGAATTTCAGGGCTACCAACTCAATACATGCATCCTCCAAATCGTAAGGCAATGTGCGTATGATAGGGGGAGATGCCTGCAGATCCTCGTCCTTGGGTAAAACATAGCCTGCCTCGTATACCACTCGAATGTTCCGAGTGGAGCCAACCGGGTCACCAACAAGACCGGTAAAATATGCTCCGGCTGGCCATAAAGCCAATCGATAGAGCATTCCTTCTTCCTTGTAAACCTGGTAGTCCGTTATTCGGGCCCCGTTTGCTTCCACCAATGTAACGGCCTGCACAGGATATTGGTTCAGGCCGAGTAACTGCCGCCCGTTGCCGCGATACAGCTCATCATAAACCCCGCGCTCAAAATGTCGGTTGCAATATCCCTCTATTGCCTCCGAGGCTGCGTTAATCATGCGCTCCAAAAGGGTGTCGTACTGGTTATCATCAATCTCAATTTTTAGGAAATCCTTGACCGCCGCAAGTGTGGTCAAGGCATGCACAGAAAGCGCCATTCACATCACTTCTTTCTGACCTGACCGCCTTTGATAGCCTTATCAGCAGGCGGGGCCTTTGGAGCTCTTGCCTGTACGTCGGTTTTCACATCATCGGCCTCCTTGTTTAAACGATCCACATGCTGCCAGCGGTCGAAATCCTCCCCTGCATTGAATTCGTCTCCGCTGGTATAAAGCCGGCCGCCATAGTAAAGCGACCGGCTCGGTTTAACTTTTACTTTTACCGGCATTAGACCGGCTCCACCCGGTTCTTGCCCAGGGCAATATCCGTAGCCAACTGAATAGTGGGAGCAGTACCCCCGGTGAAGGCTACGGTGGCCACCGCCCGGATGTAGCGTCGCAGGGGAGATAGGTTGATGCCCAGTTCCTTATAGGTGTCTCCTGCAGTTATTTGCTCGACAGCCAGTCCTTCCACATCGGCCCATGTGGTCCCGTCGGCGCTATCCTGGACCTTCACATCTACTGTCTGAGCGGTAGGAGCTCCAGTGACGGCTCCCACGGACACAATCAATGCTGCATCCTCAAAACCCAGGCGGTCAATGGCCAGGCCGTTGATGGTCCCGGCAGCAGCCGTCTGAGGCCGGATAGCAGGTTGGAACTTGATGCCCTGATGTAGTCTTAAGCTCACCTTAATCCCTCCTTGCCTTAAGCGGTATAAACATCGGTCAGCACGATAAAGGCCTTTGGTTGCCTTGCTCCGAAGTCATGCCGCTCAATAGCACGGATGATGGTCTGGTCAAGCGAGTAGGCGGAAACCAGGTTGCCACCAACCACATAAGCAGCCTCGGTCGATGCATCTACAGCAATCCTCATATTCTCGCCGATCATGAACTCTGCCCAGTCCCCGAAGAAAACATCTGTAGTTTTGTTGGCGTCGTTTGCCACCGGAATCTGGTTGCTGACCTGATATGGATATCCAAGGAGCTTGCCCTGGTTCATTTCCTCACGGAACAGATACTGGCCAGTGGCAGTTTTGAGATTGTAAATCTTGCTCCACATAATCCCGTTGAAAATCCAGCCTGGACGCAGGAAAGCCACGTTTGCCTGCATGAGAGTACCAACTACGGATGCCAGGATATCGCCATCCACAGCGGCTCCAACGGAACGAATTTCAACGTCCGGCGTATTCTTCAGCCCGAGAGGCTCGTCACCAGTTCCGGTTCCATAGAGGGCCGCCCAGTCACCCTTGAGAGCTAAAGCGGTAATTATATCATCACGGACGAATTGGTCCGCCTGGGTGCTGGCATCGCGAATAAGGTCATTGCTAATGGGCACCAGGGCAGCCAGCTTTTTAGCAGACAGCTTCAGGTTGCCGAATGCCGGCTGGCTCACTTGGATATTGGTATTCTCGCCGATGTAGCTGGCCATGCTCGCGGCGGTCTGACGCGGCATGTTCATAACGTTTCCACTCATGGGTACAACGCGGGCGCCAATTTTGCGGATAACTGCCTGTGCCTGGAGCAAAGGAATAATCTCCTGGCTAAACCCTTCAGGCACCAGGTAACCGCCGTCAGAGGGGGTGCCTTCGCCCAAGGCCTTAATCAACACAGGGTCATCATACATGGTTTTAGCAATTTTGGCCGCACGCTCTACATCGTTCTTGGCAAGAGCCATAACCTTTGCAAAGCGGGCCAATCTGATACCCGGTTCCAACTCTTTGGGTTGTGTTTGCTGTTGTCCATTACCATCCAGCAAGTGGGCATATTTCCGCTGAGTCTCCAACACAGGAGCCAGCTCTGCTTGCACAGTCTCTTTCATAAGGGCTTTCAATTCCTCTAAAGTCATGGTTTACATCTCCTTTCAAAAAATGTTGACTTTCCCGCGAACACGGTCCAATTCTTCCTTGACCACGTTTTTCAGCAGATCTTTCAGCATCTCGGGTTCGATATTTAGTTCCTGGTCATCGGCTTTGGCCGCCGCAGGTAGCTGTATAGCATCCAGGTCAATCACCACAGGTGCACTGTCCTGGGGCTTTGATAATACGTCTTTAAGGTGCTTAGCAATCTCGCCGGCTACTGTCTCAGCAAGGCCGGCCTGGTCAACAACCTGGTCCGCCGCAACCCTTACAAAAATACCTTTAGGCTCGTCGTCCTGGCCCTCGCCAGCCTCGGCCAGCACCTCGTTAATCAAGTCCCGGGCTTGGGTAAGTCGGTCCTTATTTTTAGTGCTCAATACCGCCCCGGCTTTCTGGCCAGGTTCCGCTTGGGCCTTCGGCTTGCCTTCAGCATAAACGGAGATAATTTCATCGGTGCTGCGAAATTCCGGTGGCTCTTTATCAAACTCCGCGTAATGCTTTGCTAGGTGGTTATATACCGCCTTGCGGTCGCCGTCAGGAATATCTACTCCGCCGCGGGCACCCAACAGGGAGGACATGGCAGCGACAACCCCACGCCACACCACCGCATGGTTACCGGATGCCTTATGATGGGGTAATTTATAAGCACCTTTGTTCTCGGCATTTTCACTATCTACCCAAGCACACATTACCTTAAGGTCATCCACGTCGGCAGCTGCTACCTCGGCAGCGCCGTCCCAATTCTCATCTTCTGGAGCCTTTGGCGTCCCATCAGGATGCGCCTGCCCATAACTGATGACCCCTTTCTCCAAGGCTTCCTCAATGGCCGCTACCTTCAGGCCTTTGGCTTTTGCCTCGCTAATAAGAGCAGTGGGGTTAGATGGCACCGGCACAATGCTCCACTCGAGCAGCTCCCATTCATAAATTCGGTGGCCCCAGGAATTGTCGCCTATCGGCTCATATTTAAGCGGGATAAACCCTACAGATGCTGCCTTAAGGAACCCTGCCTGGCACAGCTGTTTGACTTCCTGTCCCATCTGGGTGGGCGCAAATTCTACTTCAGCCACCACTGCGTCGGCTGTCACGGAAACAGATTTGCTTCTGCCGATGGGAAGGCTTCTATAGTCATGAGCAAACAGCACAACAGGGTTTTTCATGTAGTTGTCAAGGCGGCAACCGCTGGGTTCCAAAATATCCTCGTCTCTATCCTGTGTTCTGGTGCTAATCGTAAAAACTAAAGTGTCTTTGTCGCCTTGCTTGATGCTGATTGGTAACGCTTTAAGTTTTAGGTCCACGTTATCACCTCCTCAATCCTCTACGCCTTCAATGACCGGTAACAGTGCACACCTGCAGTTGATGACCTCCCCGGGCGGTCCAGGCGCCCCAGGATACATCAAACCGTTTGAAAACGGCTGGTCGATAGGCCTCACCTCCCGGTCAATGGAGATATGGCTGTCCCGCACCCTGGAATCGCGGGTGGCCAGCCATTCTTTTTGCTCCACCCGGCCAGCTCGGTAGGTCTCAAAGGTGCCAATGCTTACAGCGTTGTGCGTCTCTGTTCTGGCAATGGTCTCGGCCCGGACCACTTTTGCCTGGCGGAATACCTCCGAAACCCTATCCCGTAGCTTTGCAACGCCATCCCCCTGGGCTATGCCTTCGGCCAGGGTTTGGGCGAGTGCCCGCTTGGTAGTCTCGGTAATGTCTTTAACCTTCTCGGCACCGTTGGTCTCCATCCACTGAACCACCCTGGGATTAATTAGCTCGTAACTAACCGGAAGGTCAAAGATATCCTGAACAGCCTGCCAGCCATCCCGGGCGGATGCATCCCAAAACTGCCGCAGCAAATCCAGCAGTGCTTGATATTGCTCCTGCCAATTAGCTAACAACTGCAGAAGATTATCCACATCCTTATACACAGCCTTTGCCTTTTCTCCCAGCAGTTCCTCAAGGTTGCGGGTAATTTCGTCCTGCTGGGCTTGAAAATACCGCTTCAGGGCCCGCTGCAGGTTGCTCTCTTGGCTTCTGGCTGCTTTATCGAACATCCACCAAATAGCGGTTTTCTGCTCGGGCGTCAGCCCCCTGGTCATCTTTCCTTTGAGTCTACCCTTTACCTGTTTGACTGGCGTGGGCACCGACCCAATAGGCACATAAATGACATCGCCGCCTTCTTCCAGGCGGTCAAAGCCGTTGCGCTCGCGCCATTCATCCACGGTAAGGGCGCCCTGCTTGAGGCCGTCATTAGCCTGCTGTAGGCGGAATTCTTTATTTGCTGGTACAGGGTCATCAAACTCAAAAATCAACTTATCGTCGAATTGGGGCACCAGGAAAACTTGTATATGCTCCTGGATGAGGTCCAAGCATGGCTTTAAAACGTTTGCCGCGTAAATGTAATAAGCTGCATCGATAGTGGCTCTGTTAGAGTTTTCAATTACCCCCATCAGCTCAGGTGGAATCATGAAGTGCTGCATGGCCGTGTCACGGATATACCTCCTGGACTCCACGAAATCCATTTCCTTCTGGCCTTTGCCCAGTTCGTGGATTTTTGCCTCCCATGGCAGAATGGCTGGTTTGTGTGCGTTCCAATAACCGGCATACCGCTCCATCCATTCCTCCTTGATGCGCTCTGCTTGTTCCTTCTGGATGTTTGGTGCTTCAAATACAACAGGAGGAGTGGCATTATTCCAGAAAAACCTCTTTGCCCACTTCGCCATGTACTCATCGGTCTCAATCTCGTCTCCGATACCTTCGGCTGACCCCAGGCCCCGACCGTATGGGTTCACTGGGTCGGGCTCGACAAGCATAATGATGTCCTCCGCAGGCACCAGGACTTGTGAGCCGTTGTGAAAATCAACTCGGTAATAAGGTTTGTTCATGGTCGGCGTTTCGACGACCCAATAGGGAGGAATGGGCCATAGTTCAGATGGGCTACCTAGTCCATTCCTTTCCTGCAGCCAAAAGGCTTCACCGCGCAAGCTCAAGTAAACCTGTGTAAGATACATCAAGGCGTTTCCGGTCATTCGAGGATTGGGCCTCTCCAGCAGTCTAATCAGAGGGTGGTCCTGTAGCTCGACTTTTTCTTTGCCCCGCTCCACATAAAGATGCCACTGGGACGCCGCTACGTCCTTGGCAATCTTATAGACCGGCCTTAAGCGTGGGTTTTTCCCATACATCTCCAGCCATTGTTTGGAGTTGCGCTTGGGCGGCTCGCCCCACCGGGCCTGTATGGCCTCCCAGACTTGTGACAAGAACGTTCCTGGAGCCTTACTAGCCATCATTACTTGAAACCCCGCACCGACCAGCCCGAGGCCAGCGCGGAGAGATTGAATTCTATCTTTCACCCCATCGGCAACACCCGCTTTAGAAAATCTCATATTGTGGCCCGGCCGCCACCTGTTGAGCGGCATAGGCCGTTACGTCAACCTGGTCATCGTGCTCACCATTCGGGAAGGCGAGCAACTCGCTCTCATAATCACCCAGCCATGGCGCACCGTCCAGGAAGTAAATCATTCCTGCTTCCATCCTGGCTGCAGCCGGCAATGCCCTGGTCACCTTGTCGCTGTCAGCTTTCAGTTCCCGGATTGGGAGGCCTTCTCGAAGTAGCATCTGATACAGGGTGAGGCCCATGTTCTTTGTCTCCACCCCTTGGAAGGAGGGGGAATAACGCCGATAACCCTCTCTAAACAGCCGCGGCTGGTCTGGGCCCTCCAACCGCTCTCGAATAATGTCCAGGAGTAACAGCTCCCGATCTGGTGTGACCGCCCATGTGCCCAGGACAAAATAGTCTGCTGTTGTCTTGGTGGACCCGGCTGGGTCGCAAGTTTGAAACACCCAGCAGGCATTTTTCGGGACCCGTTTGTCTCCTTCGGGGCGGTGAAGGGTGTACCACTCGGCGTCAACCTGGAAGTAGCGGAAGTTTGTCCGTTTGAATAGACCGCCCTCCGCAGGCATTGGCCGCTGCTGGTAAAGTGCTGCCCAAACAAAACTGCCGACAGCCTTCTCGGTTTCCTTGGCCCACGTAGCGTCGAATCCATATTCTGGCCATAGCGGTTCCCCTGGCTGGCGGCCAAGTGGGTCGTTTTCTTCTGCTACAGCAGGCAGGCGTAGAACCTCCCACTGCTCACCGCCATTTTTGGCTTCTTTCAATAATCTTCCGGCCAGGTCATCCTCGTGCCACCTAGTCAAAACCAGGATGATCGCGCCCTGGGGTGCCAACCGTGTCCGCAACACAGTGCGATACCAGTTCCACACTGCTTCCCTGTAGGTCTTGGAATTAGCTTCCTCCCAGTTTTTAATCGGGTCATCAATAATCGCCACATGGGCACCGCGTCCAGTAATGGGGCCACCAATACCTGCTGCAGTCAATCCTCCGCGATGTCCTTTAATTTCCCAACGACCAACGGCTGAACTGCGAGGAGAGAGCTCTAGCCCCCACAAAACAGGCCCCATCCGCTCAAAGGTATCCCGGGCGATGCGGCTAAAATCAAATGTCAAATCGGCGCCATAAGAAGTCAGGATAACCTCTTTGTCAGGGTTTCTTCCAAGAAACCATGCGGGGAACTTTTTGGAGACCACCTCTGATTTACCATGGCGAGGCGGCATCTCCACAATAAGGCGTTTGATTTCGCCGCGCTCGATGGCCTCCAATTTCTCGCACAAAAGGTTTAGATGGTTCGCCGGCTTCCATTCGCCAGCGCTCTCATACTCCAGGAAAAACGAGAGACTATCTCTGGCGTCAGCTTCCCATATCGCGATTAACTCCTTTTCGGTAAAGCCTTCTAGCGATCTCTCTGGCTTCAGGGTCCTCGAGGATGCGCTGGGCAAGATCGTACTCATGTCGCTGTGTCACCTGCCCTTGCACCTCCTGCTTCACGTTCTCGGTCGGTTCGCCCCGGGCCAGGCGCTCCACCTTGACGGCAATGTCAAACCACTTGGCAAGGTCGGAAGGGGAAAGCTCGTCTGGTTCCAATGTCTTGAGCCGTTCCACAACTTTCTGCTGAAATAACATAGCCTCTTTGATGTGGCGTTCTGCCATCTCGGCCCTGGCTTTTTCCTGTGCTTCCCGGGCCCTGCGGTCAAGTTCGGCGTCCCAGGCCGCCGCCCGAGCTACCCATGACCATTTCTCACTCCAGCGCTTCATCAATGCCAGGGATTTGGACAACTGTTGGGCGACTTTTTGTAGACTTCGGGCGGCCCCCATGTCCCGGTATATGGCAAAAGCCTGGAAAGCCTGACGGCTTTCTCCTTTTTGGCGTTCCCACGGCTCCTGGTGAACATCATGCGGCCGGGTCATGGACCAGCACCGCCTTCTCGCCAGTCAACTCCTCCCAGCGCTGGACGATGACGTCACAATATTTCTCGTCCAGCTCCATCATGTAGCAGGTCCGGCCTGTTTTTTCTGCTGCAATCAGGGTGGTGCCCGAACCACCAAAGAAGTCAACGACCACCTGGCCGTATTTAGAGGAGTTCTTTATTGCCCTTTCAACCAGTGCAACTGGTTTCTGCGTCGGGTGAACATATTTGACTTCCCGACTGAAATCCCAAATCGTGGTTAGAGCTGGGTCGTCTATCTCAATGTTAGTGACCGCCGGCACCTCGGCAAAATAGGTTTTCTCCCCATCAAAGAACTTGAGTACTATGCCGTCTTTGATCTTTTCAACCTGGAATGACGGGTCGTTCTCATTCCAAACCGTGGTCTGGCGGCGGTTGCCGTAAAAGTTGATAGGCTTCCCAGCCTTGCCCGCGTATAAAATTGGCTCATGGCGCCACTTGTAATTTGCGAACCCAAATGATGCTACTGTTTTAACCCAAATAATCTGCGCTCTGACCTCCAAACCCGCCTTGTTCATGGCCTGCTCAAAGGCAATATGCTCCCTGGATGCATAGCAGACGTAGAAGGCGGCCCGGTCGCTGGTAACGAGTGCATAATTGGCAAAGGCTCGCTCCAGCAGCTCCCTGAATTGCTCCGGAGATAAGCTGTCATTCTTGATGCTTTTGCCTTTGCTGTCTTTATAAGCCACGTTATAGGGAGGGTTAGTGAATACCATATCCGCAACGCCCCCCCCCATGAGTTTTTTAACGTCCTCGAAGGAGGTGGCGTCACCGCACATTAACCGATGCCGGCCCAGGGCATATATCACACCTTTTTTAGTTACCGGTTCCGCTATTGCCTCGGCCGCTGCGTCAGCGTCAAATTCATCTGGGTCGGCTTTCTTCTCAACGTGAAACTGGATCATCAGGTCCTCAATTTCAGCCTCGGTAAAACCGGTAAGCTCGATATCAAAATCCCCAGTATCTAATTCCTCCAGAAGGTCCTTCAATTTCTCGTTATCCCAATCGCCCGAGATTTTGTTCAGGGCAATATTGAGGGCGCGTTCACGTTGGTCGTCCAAATCTACGACGGACACTTCAACTTCTCGCACGCCTTGTTCTATTAAAACTTTAAGGCGTTGGTGGCCTCCAACAAGGTTCCCTGTGCGCTTATTCCAGACAAGTGGTTCTACAAAACCGAACTCCTGGATGGACCGGCGCAGTTTCTCATATTCCGGCTCTCCCGGTTTCAGGTCTTTTCTAGGGTTATAGGGAGCTGGGTTAATTTGCTCTACCGGTATCCTCTTGATTTCCATCCCTGAACACCTCCTCTCGGGTTGTAGAGGCAGCAGCAATTTCCCTCTCACCTTTATGTTTCTGCTGTATGGCACAGCGTTTAGATATTTTGACTTTTGCCCGTTCTACATAGCTTTGAACCGTCGCACGCTTCACGCCCATGATTTCCGCAGCCTCTTTATATGAAAGGCCCTCGCCAACTACCATCAGATATGCCTCCTTTTCCTGGGGGCTTAATATGTCTAGTGCAGCGAGGATTTTCCGTCGCACCTGCTCAACAGGTAGCAACGGGGATGGGGGTGGTGATGAAAACCAGACCAACACTTTCTGGGGGTCAACAGGGACAGCACGCCGATAAGGTCCGGTGCTTTGCAGCGGTGGATACCCGGTCACCATGTATTCGATAGTCCACTCCAGGTCTTTCTCCATCCCATAAAGTGTTTTTAAGTCTGCTTCCCAGCCATTTGCTTTAGCCCGTCGAATAAGCTTTCGCACCCTGGCCAGTGACTCGCAATATTCATCCAGCAGGTCACGTAAGCCCTCGTGCACGTTTTCACCCCCTCGAAATCAACTAAAAAAGGCCGACACCACTGGCACACTACCAGCAGCATCGGCCTCCCGATATACGGGTCAGCCATGCGTTATTTGGCTGTTGTTGCTTTTTTCCTTTCTGGTTGTCACCCATCCATCCTGGACCTCAACCCGGACCAGTTTCCCGTCCTGTATCACGAATGTGACCTTACCATGGGTGACGCCGTCCATTCTCTCTGGCCTGGACTTGGCCTCTGCGACAATTTGTTCACTTACCCGCATGGCTTCACTCCTTCCACTCAGTAATCCAAACCTCTGTCCTTGGTGCCTGCCTATCCACCATGAATTCTGGTTGTGGTAGGCGAAGGACCCCGGCATTATCGTCCGAAATAATTCCAGCCTTCCGTAGGCCATCTAAAATAAACTTTCCTGCATAATTATCTGGGTCCCGACGCCTACGGTCCCTAAAGTAATAGACCAAGCGGACCTCGGCCCGCTCAATTTTTGGCATGTTGACCGCTAAAGCCAACAACCGCAGATTATTTGTCATCTCTTCAACTGCCCGGTGTCGGACCCTCCAGTGCTTCCGCGACCACTCATTCAAACTCGGCGGCAATGTCGGTATGCAGATCCAGATGGAAGGCGGAGAAGTGGACTCCACCCGTGCGTCCCATTTCATACTCATCACTGCATAAATCCTTCCGTGCCCGTTGGCAAGAAATCTGCCCGCTCGAATAACGTCAGTTGCTCATGCTCCTGCACGGCCTTATGCAGTTTCTTGAGCGCAGGCCTCCATAAACCATGCCGCCGAATTACCCCGATAAAGTCCTCAACATCGTGGCCCTGGATATACCAGGTTGGGTTCCCGTTAGAATCATCATCACCGCGGCAGCAGTGGGAGAGTTCATGGTCCAATAGAGCAATGCGCTCCTCGTTAGTCAGTTGGTTCCAAACATCCCGGTGAATCGTTATCACGAAATCCAGCCTGGTTAAAAATGCCTGTTGGCCGGTTATCCTTTGGGCCTTGCCCCATGTTTCCCGTTTCTGGGTTGACCATTCGCCGGTCCTGAACAGGTATTTAATCTTAGCCTCTGCCAGATGGCTGTGGATTGTGTTAATCAGCTTTCTGGCTATTTCCTCAACCTCCGGGGCGTCGAAGTATTCAGTTGCCATCTACGGCTCCTCCTTTCTGTACATCAAGGCACTGCCTTGTCTCCTTGAACAGTGGGCGGTACCAGGTGACCTTTCCTGTTTTGATATCCACGCTTAAAATTGGCGGCTTGAATTGCCACTCCATATCACTTAAAGCCTTGCGCTGCTCTCGCGCGTCCTTTTCTGCCGACGTAGGCATTGGCGGCAGCGGGGATGGCTCTCTTTTCTTTCTTCTCCTGGTCAACATTCACCACCTCCGCCCATACCACCAGGCGGCCAATGTTGAAATCGTCTCTTGCCTGGCCTCTCTTGGGATAGCCCACTATGATTTTTAAGTTCTTTCTGGCTTCCCGTTCTGCTGCTCGCCGTTTACGTTCCTCTTTGGCCTTGCTTCCAGGTCGCTTGTGTTGTGCTGCCATTATCACCGCCTCCTGGGTTCATACTCGATAACCCCAATAGTGCACAGGCCCACCTCGCGCACAATCTGGGCGATGGTCTCAAGCGGAATTCCTATCACACAGTCATCCATGGCCTTGTAAAGGAAAGTCAAAGAGGTCCTGGCCCATTTAATCCTCTCACGTGGCCGGTTGTGTTTCTCCCAGTTATCAATGACCTCCTCAAGTTTGCCGGCCATAGCCGCCAATATCATGAATTCCTCCCGCTCGGTTCGGCTCATATAATCCTTACGAACATCCTGTCTGGTCCTCTTTTGCTTTGGTGGCCTGTCTTTCTTCTCGCTCCGTTTTCGGGTTATGATTTTTTCCAGTTGCTCAAGGTTCGATGGCCCTTCAAGAGCTATCTCATTCCTGGCTTCCAGTATCTCGCGGATAGTTGCCATTCACAATCACCCCAATGGCTTCATCAAGGGTATCCAGCATTGCCGTGGCATGATACCGCAGAAAATAGCTCTCCCGGTTGGCCGTCCCCCAGCATATAACAGGCTTTCCTTGCTCCCAGGCCCGCCTCATTTCAATGGCTGTCCCTATGTAAGCGTGGCCTTTGGTATTCATCTCCAATAGGATGATGTCAGCCCGGTCCACATTTGCCAGATCAGTCTCAACGATGTCACGCGGGTCGTAGAAGGCAGTCAGGTCTTTGCCTTCTGTTGGGTCAATCACCGAAAATCCGTTCTCTTTAAGGACCAGGGCTGCTTTCCGTCGCCAGCAAGTCACTTGATCAGCTGGCTGACCATCAATAGCGCCAGCCAAATAAACCGTGGTCATTCTTCATCCCCTCCCTCCGGCAAAATCTCTGCATTGCAAATCGTCCAATCATCCCTCAAGTGCATACCCATTGGGCACCGGTTGCACTCATCGCCCTTTGGGTTACCTCTCTGGGCAATGCCTGGCGGTTTTTCGCTTATGCCAAGCCGTCCGGTTATCTTAAACCCACAAGGAAACCTAAGCATCTGCTGCACCCGCCCGTAGGCGGTCGTCGCCAGGGCCCAAGTAAAGACCTCTGTCTTGGCCGGTAGTGATGACCTCCAGCATACGGCGCACTATGGTGGCGTCTCTGATGGTCTCGTCCCAGATGGGTAAGCCTTTGCAATGCCGCAAGAAAACCAGGTCGCTCTCTATGTGCTCAATGCGCTTGGCAAGCCAGGCGATTACTCCATCTTGCCGTATTTCCCGTAGAAACAAATGAGTGTCCTCGTCATACCCATAGGCATCAATGATAATCTGCCACAGCTGCCCCTCAAACCCGTTCTGCAATGCTATCACCTGACACACCTCCTCCCGAGCCGCCTATCAGGCCCGCCCAGTGTCCATGTTTCGCAAAACCCTGCCAGACGGCTGGCTATTGCTGGACCGAAGTTATCGCGCCCAAACCTAACCTCGATTTCTGCTAGGTCAAAGTTGGTCGAAATGATAATAGGCTTATTGGCCCTTACCCGGTAATCAATCACGTAGTAAAACTTTTCCGGTCCCCAGTCTGTCCTGAAACTTTCCTTGCCCAGGTCGTCCCACAACAGGACAGGCACCTGGGTGTACCGCATCAAAACTCTACTCTCGCTTTCCTGGCTGCCTTCGTCGTAGGCCGCCCGGAGCTGCATCAAGAAATCCACCGTGCGCCCATACAGGCAAGGTATACCCATCCGGCATAACCGGTGAGTCAGCGCATGGAGGGCATAAGACTTTCCAGTTCCGTTGCCCTGTGGATTGTCTGGGTCCTTCTTTGCCGCTATATAAATCCCGCCCCCGACGGATGGTTCCCATACCATCAGGTAGGTGTAAAGTTCACGGTTATGTTCGTCGATGATTGCGTTCTCGAAAAGGTGGTTTAACTCAATACCCATAAGACCGCTTTTCTCGATAAGCTCCCGATATCGCACCTCCGAATAGCAGGAGCTGACGTCATATATCGTCCGGAGTGGCTCAGGCTCCAGCTGGCTTTCCTCGCGCTTGCCCATCTGGCATTCCTCGCACCTACGCCAACTATTTTCACGCCATGGACACTCCTGCGGCGACTTTATGACTTTCGTTATCACCGGCGCTTTCTCTAGGATTTCCTGACGCCTGGCTATTTCCGCCTGTATTTGGGCTATCCTGGCGTCCAATGACACGCCCTGTTCCTCCGTCCCTTGCAAGGCCCGCAAAGCGGTTCTTGGCCTGGACTGCGTTTCCAAAGGCCGAAGGTTTTGGAGTACATCCCCGATGCTGTGCATTTGAATTCACCTCCGCTGCGATGGTGTATTCATCCTCCCACCCCTTGGCATTTAGCCAGGTAGCAGGGTATGGGATATAGCGCCCGTTCTCTTTGCGCCACTCCTCGGATTTCTTGGCCCGCTCGATGGCTGCTAACATTGTCTCCACGAGCTGCTCGTCCGGTTGGAGTTTAGCCCACGCTTTCTCGGCCTGACCCTTTGAACGCTTCTTAGGGTAGGCCGCCCAAAACCTCGCAAACAACTCTTCCTGCTTCTGGGTCTTGGCCCGCTTTCGCTGCTCGCCAGATTGGTCAGCAGGTTGGTCAGATGGATTTTGAGGTTGCGCGGACGCGCCGCCAGGCGCATGTGTATCTATTTTTACGGTCTGGTTATGTTCGGTTTGGTTAGGTACGGTTAGGTTACCTGCGCCGTCCGTTGGACATCCAATGGACGTCCGTTGGACATCCATTGGACGGTGCCGCGTTGACCTTTTTCTTTCCGCATCGGCACGCCGTTTTTCCAGTAATCGTCCTGCGTAATCGTGCCAATCATGAATAGAAAACACTCCGTGTTCATCCTGATCAATAAAACCCGCTGTATAAAGAGCATCCAAAAACTGTGCAGGGTCACCTTCCCACATGGCCGCATCGGCGATGTCGCTATCGTCATACCGTTCCAGTGTTCCTTCCTGAGCATAGTCCATGGCCCACCACCAAAGGAGGTGGAGGTGGCCAATTACCGTTGGGATAGAAACCCCCAAAATCCGGGCAAGTTTTCTCGTTTTTGGATGCCTAGCTAATTCCTGATGGCTCTCTATCCAGGCCACATCCCCACCTCCCTTTTCGTTCTGTTTGGGCCTTTCGTGAGTTGCAAGAACTACAGATAGTGCGAAGATTTTTCATGGAATGATCTCCACCAAAAATGCGCGGCCTAATATGGTCGATCTCCAAAACCCTATCTCGCACCCATAAGGTGTATCGCCCGTCGTAATCGCACGGGATATAGTCAGGTCTTGCTCCACAAACACAACAAGTATAATTGTCGCGTTCATATACTGCTTTGCGTAAGGCTTGATACTTCTTGCGCCGAAAATCTATAACCGGTAAGTAGGTCATACATTTCACCTTCAACTTTCGGAAAGGCAATTGGCAATGCAGGTCAGATTTACCAATCCTGTAGGTTAAAAAAATTACTTCCTGCCGCCGGCCTTTCAATTTCCCATTCAAACCCGTTCGTCAGCAGTATCTGGAGCGTTGCCCGGCCACACTGACAGGGGATATTGGCCTTCGCTTCCCGTATGTCTATTTTGCCGGCCACCATGAGGCCACACTCTGGGCACTGCACCTTGATCTTCAAATAGCCTTTTTCTGCTGGCATCCACTTGACCAACCATATCACCCCTTTCCGCTTTGGCCCTCCTGATTATCGCCCTTAGCCGCAGTTCCGCGGCTGTAATCTCGTAACAAGCCGCTTCTACCATGTCCTGGTCAACAGCCAGGTCCAGGTGGTTCTTTGCCACCTGGAGTGCCGTTAGTGCTTCGTTCAGCTCGGGATCTACCAGCAATCTCGTGATATGGGTTGTTAAACCACCGTCCACAATGAATGCACCTCACTTTCTCCTGATCTCGCGCCGGGTAGGCGCTAAACATACTCTGTTTGCAGTAGGGGTAAGACCACTCAAGCATTGTCCACCTCCGGGATCTCATCTCATGTTCGATCGTTTAGCACAAGTTTTATCCATATCGCCAAGAGAATACCGAATATAGCTGGTTCGTATTTACCAAAAAACATTTCTACAGATGATAAAAAGACAAGTAAAGCGGATAATAACTGCAAAATCATAATCATACCAACTTCTCCGCAGCGTTTTTTATATTTTTTAGTTCTTTGGTTGTAGCTACTTTGCGGAACGCCCTAATATCGCACCATATATCGGGGCGCAATTGTGCCATCCTAGCAAATTCAAGTGTCGTAACTTCACCTTTGCTTGCCTTCCTTTTCGCTTCGATGGCGTTGATCGTGAATTTGTATAACTCAATATTCAAATCTGGTCTTCTAAATCTCCAGCATCCCCTCTCATTAGTCCAATTACAGCCAAAATGAGGCCGGCTTAGGCTATCTTGGCAAATCGAACATGGCACCAATGTCTTCCCGCAAACCGGGCAAGGAGAAGGACTCTCTGCATGAACCTCGACTTCGTTTTCGCAATATGGGCACCACTCGATTGCAGTTTTCATATCTCTACACCCCGCTTTCGCAGTTCCTCCCGCCAGATGGTCTTCATGTCCTCACTGCAGTGGGACATGGCATCTTCCCAGGTCGGCCACCGACCGTGGTCATTGTAAAATTTGTATTGGTAGAACAGGCTCTGCTGGTTATGGGGCAACTCAGGCGGGTGATCCACCGCGCACTCCGGGCAGGTGCCCGGGGCGGCCGGCATTAAACCGAACGCCCCTATGTGTTTGCCGTGAATAATCCTGATCATGCCACCCTCACCTTGCTTCCATCCGGCCCAGGCTCCACTTCAATTCGAGTGGGGAAGGCCTCTTTAATTTCCTCGACGTGGCTGATGACTATAACTTTCGCGAAGTCCTTCTCAATGGCCGCTATAGCCTCCATAAGCCGCTCGCGCCCTTCAGCATCCTGGCTGCCGATGCCCTCGTCCAGGACCAACAGCCGCAAGCTCGCCCCAGCTCTCCGTGCCAAAAGCTTGCTCAGTGCAATCCTGATGGCGAAGTCAATCCTGAACTTTTCGCCGCCGCTAAATGTCTCGTAAGGGCGTTCTCCACGCCAGTCACTGATAATGATGTCCAGTGTTTCCGAGACGGCGCCTTTAACCGATTTCAACTCCCGCTGGGTCTCAAACCGCAGGTTCATGCCATTGGAAGTCATACGCCCCAGTATTTCATTGGCGATGCTCTCCAGCTCTGGAATGGCGTTCTCGATGATCAAGGCTGGAATGCCATCTCGGCCAAAGGCCCTCACCAAGGTCTGATACTTCACTTGTAGCGCAGCGATTTGTGCCAGCTTGCCCGTCAGGTCCTCAGCCTCTGCTCGTAGGGCATCAATAGCCTTCAGTCGTTGCTCGACCATGCCCAATTCTCGCTGGAGGGCCGACAGCGCCCGGTTGCACTCATCGATGTTAGCCTTAAGGGATGTCGCCTCATTCCCGAGTTTTGATTGCTCGGCCCATAAGATAACCCGTTCCTCGAGCTGACGCGCTATCTCTGCCCGCCTTGCTGTCCGTTCGACAATCTGTTCCCGATACCATGTAAATCGTTGTTCCGCCTCGGCCACTGTTTGCCGAGCTGCTGGCAGTTCATCCTTGGCTGCCGCCCACCGTTCAAGGTTTGGAAGGGAGGCCTTAAGCGCCTGTAGGTCCTTCAATTCGGCCTGGAGCTGGTGCCCCTCGTCGTTCAGTGCCGCATGTCTGGCCTCGATATCGGCCAGACTTTCCCGTAGCTGCCGTTCCTGGTGCTTAAGGTTCTGTAGTAGTTCAGCCTTAGCACCCAATTGCGCCGCCTGTTCGGCTTTATGCCGCAAGGAAGTGACCAGGTTTCTCAATCGTTGTCGTTCAGATGGGTCGTAACCGATGGCGTCCTTCTTGGCCTGTAGCTCGCACCAGGTCTGCTCCAGGCGTTCCACCTCCGATTTATCCAGGGCATTAAGCTCCGTCTGCACTTCCGCCATCTTTGCTTTTGCCTGCTGTGCGTCGGCCAGGAACCGGCAGGATGCTCGTTCAGGGTCAATACACCCGCTATCCTCGAGCATTGCTGCCTTGGTTTTCAGTGCTTGCAGCTCTTTCTCAAGCTCCCTGGTCCTGGCCTCAAGCTCGAAGCTGGCCCGTTCCCATATTCGCCGCGCGTCTTTTACCTGTTGGTCCAGCGCCAGCCACTGCTCTCCAATAGCATCGATGGTCTCAATGTCCGCTGTTGCTTTCTGATATTGCTCCGCCGCCGCTTCCAGCTCTGCACGGTTAGACAGGACGGCCTCAATTTCCCTGATTTGCCCAACTACCTGCGCAATAGTCCGGGAAGCCTGGGCCTTTTGGCTTTCCAACTTCCTGGCCTCATCGGCTACCGCCTGAAGGCGTGGGAGCTTTGCCTCAAGGGCTGCTATCCGTGCTTTGACCTGCTCGCATTCCTTGACCTTAGCGAGGATCTGCTGCTCGCTGGCCAACATTTTCCTGGCCCTGTCTACCCGGTGTTCAAGTCCTGCCCGTTCCTGTTGAAGCGTTGCGATTTCCCGCTCCAACCTATCATCCTCGGATGACAGGCCATCAAACTGAGCGGCTTTAGCCTCTAGTTCTGCCTGTTGCCGCTTCACATGGTCGAGCTGCTCCTGCAAGGATGCGATGGTTGCATTTTTTTGCGCAATGCTTGCCTCAATATCGGATTTCCTGGCTTCCAAATCGGATACTTCGGCCAGCTGGATCTCAATGGCCGCCTGGCGGTCTTTAAGGGCTTTAATCTCGCCGTCCAGGGCCTTGGCCTTTTCCTTGGCCGCCGCCTGGAGGCGGTCATAAACCTCCAGCCCTAGAATTTCCCCCAGGACCTTCTTCCGCTCCGCCGGTCCCTTGACTGTGAACTCATTGCTTCGCCCCTGGATGATCAGGCATGAGCTGGTGAACGTCTCCTGGGTAACCTTGAGTAGGTCCTGAATACGCTTCTCCGTATCCCTGATATTGGAGCCGGATCGCGCGAGCCACTCATCCCCGTTGCGGACCTGTAGCTCAAGACCAGATTTACCCCGGCCTTTGGTACTCCTGGATCTCATGACACGATATTCCTGTCCGTTCAAGATAAACTGGACCTCAACCGCCATATCCTGCTCGCCTTTGCGGACCAGGTCGTCCAGATTGCCTGTCCTGCTAGCCCCAAAGAGGGCATAGAGCAGAGAATCTGTGAAAAGAGTGGATTTCCCAGCACCGTTAGGACCGCTGACCACCGCCAGGTGGATGCCTGACAGGTCTACATCCTCGTGACTATAAGTCCCGAAATTGGTTAAACTTATCTTAATAGGTTCCATTACATCGCCACCTCCTGCAAAAGTTCCTGAGCGAGGCTGGAGAGACCATCATCAGGAATATTGTTTTTATCCAGGTATTTGAGCAGGGCGTCACGGACACTCATAGCCTCGGTTACTTCCTCATCTCTGGCTCGGTTCGAACGCTCGACTTCGGCCTGGATGCCAGCCACGTAATGGGCTCCGGCTGTATGCAAGCGCCGGATAATTTCCTGATGATTGACCATCTTCGCCACGTCATCTGGCGCCCGATATTTAACCCGCACCATTGCGCCAGTGGTATCCGGAAGCAAAAGGTCATCATAGAACCGCTCCAGGTCCTCTGGTGTCTCAAGACCAACCTCCACAGTTACGAACTTCCGCGCTGGCGTCTTGTGAAACTCGAGCACCGGCACCTGGCCAGGCTCCAGCTCGACCGATAGGTATCCTTTGTCCTCGTCGGCTTCACCGAAGTCTATGCGCTCCGGATTGCCGCTGTAAGCCACCCGCGGTGACAGCTGTTGAAACTTGTGGATGTGTCCCAGGGCCACATAATCGAACCCCAACGCTTCCAGTTCAACCGCTGACAGAACAGGCTCCGCGCCCATGAAGATGTTCTGACCGTTTGATAGCTCGGCACCTGTAACTGATAGGTGAGCCATCAAAATGGATGGCATTCTTGGGTCACGCTGGCCCGCGAAGTGGCGCACGATGTCCATAGCCTTTTCGCCCAGGAGCTTGTTAATCTGCTCCAGCGTGAGGTCGCGATATTCTTCTTTTTGCAAAAGGGTTGATTTGGTGAAGTAAGGGAGTGAGAACACCTGCACCGGGCCAGATTTGGTGTGGATGACATCCGCTGCTGGCCTGGTTCGCACCGTCAGCCCCGGAATATTCATTGCTGCAATTACATCCCATGCGCCCTCGCTGCCGTCATTTGGGGTGTCGTGGTTGCCCGATATGGCTACCACCGGCACCCTGGGCGCAACGTGAGCCAAGCCGTTGGCTACGGTGAGAATCTCACGGTATGATGGCCTGCGGGTTTTGAATGCATCTCCAGCAAACACCACCAGGTCATACATGCCAACCTGGGCCTCATTGGCGATATGGTACAGCATTTTCTCAATGTCTTTGAGGCGGGAGTTTTCCCCGGCCACTGTTGGGCCGGGGTATTCTCCCATGTGCAGATCCGCAAAATGGAGAACGCGGATGCTCATCGTCTGCCACCCGCCTTTCCGTTCTTGCGGGCAGCCTTCTGGCATTCAGGGCATAAAACCTTACCCCATGTCCGCTGGCTGTAATCTCGAATGGCTTCCGGCGACCAACTCCCCGTGGCCGATATTTCCTGGCCGCATCCCTCACATGCGATAATATCCTGCGTCATTTCAGCCGCTGGTTCATCTTGTTCCCATGGCGGAAGCTCTTCGTCCATAAGTTGATAATCCGCCTCATCGGGCTCGTCTGGACCGATTTCTACCATAGGTGGCTGTTCTACCTCACCGGTAAGATACCGTTGCTGAAGCTGGTCCCCGTGGCCGCGGCGCGTTTGTGCGCCGAACAAGTCAATTACTGAACCAGCGTATCTGGCGGCCACAGCCTTTTTCATATCAGGGTCAGCCATATTTGGAACAACATAGGCCACAGCAAAAGGCTTCTGGAGTTCTGCCGCTGTGTAGGTTGGACTGAGCATTAGGGCTTCACGCAGTGCTCTGTTTAAAGCCTTGGTCTCGCAATGTTCCGTCCTGAACGGGAAAAACTGCTCAAACTGTTTTTCGGTCATGCGCTTGCGCTCTTCCTCGACGCGGATCTCTTTGGTGGCTCTGACCATGCGCCAGGTCCCAGAGGGCTCCGGAACGGCAATGGTCACCTGGTAGGCCACATCATCTGAACTGGGGCAATCTCCGCACCGGGGTGCCATTCTGGTCTGTCTGGCCACCTCGGCGCAACGCTGACACTTTTGAGGCGTTACTGGCCTGCTGTCCACCACTTGGATATTGGCCGCTGCCATCAGTTTTGCCAGCCCCTTCTTGGTGAGGGCAAGCTCGCCGTTTTTCTCGGCATATACGTCTTTGCCGCTTTTCGGGTCCGGGTTAATCTGGACCTGGTTAATTACGACCTTATGCAGTGGGCTGATTTCCTGCATGGTCTTGACTGGTATCAGTAAGTTAAACTTACTGGGAGGATACTCATTCAAAACCGCTATGGCGGTCTGGTTTGGAGCCGCATTCATGGACATTTATACCGCCTCCTTGATATTGGTGTTCTTTGCGGCCATGTGGTTAATTGCATAACCTACCGCAATAACGTCGGAACATGAACTATTGACCCAGATGAACTTATCCATCTCCGGGTGCTCTTTAAGCCACGCCCGCATGTCAGCGAGATACCGACTAAAATCTATTTTGCTGCCTGCAAAGGCTGCGACATCGCGTTTCATTCTTCCTCATCCTCGCACTCAACAAATTTGCCGTTTTCTAAGCGGTAGAAGGTATCGGCCTTTATTTTCTCTCCGTCCACCTTGGCGCACTGAACATCTATAATGTGCCAATCGCCTTTATCGTCCCAAGCCCACTCGGCCAAAACAATCCAGCACCCAAGGGCACCTCTGGCCTTGCTTTGGTAGCCGAGAGCCATGGCAACAGACTCTTTGCCTTTTACAGTGGCCGCCGAGTAATTCCCGGTGTTCGTGGCCGCCGAGCGAGCCCCGGTGTTCGTGGCCGCCGAGCAATCCCCGGTGTTCGTGGCCGCCGAGCAATCCCCG